GTCGCGTCATCGCGATCCACATTGGGCCTATTACCTGATGGGCGGTCAGACCGATGGAAATGACTTTCATAAATCGGCCTTCGATGAAGAACGCCTGCGGGCTTACTTGCAGCACTTTGGCTTCTGTGACATTGAGAAATGGACTTCTCAGAACACCGATCTGGCTGCCAGCGACATCAGCCTGAATCTCCAGGCCCGTAAGCCAGTCAAGTCCATTCCGTTGTCAACTGGAAATAACCCCGAGAATAAAAAGGTCAAGATTCGCGCCATTCTCGGCTGCCCGCGTGTGAGCTGGACGGACGCCGCCGCATGCTTCGACGCCGCATTCCTGCCGCTGGGAATTCCCATCGCCCGCTATCAGGGTTGTTTTTGGGGCCAGAACGTCCAGAACCTCTTGGAGCAGTCCATTGCGGACGGCCTCGATTGGCTCATCACCCTCGACTACGACTCGATGATCACCAAAAAGCATGTGCAACGCATGCTTGAAATCATGCGCGACCGCCCGGACATCGACGCGCTGGCTGCCTTGCAGATGCGACGCGGACAGGAGTGCCCTCTATTCACGAAACGCGGCGGCAAGGGCGAAGCCACGCTTGCCAAATTGCAGGTAGACCCACAAGGCAATCCCGAGCCGGTGCAGGTCGATACGGCTCACTTCGGATTGACGCTGATTCGCCTCGACCGCCTGAAAGACATCCCCAAGCCGTGGCTGCATGCCGTGCCCGACAAGGACGGAAGCTGGGGCGAAGGGCGTCGCGACGACGACATTACGTTCTGGGACAAATGGAAGGCTGCCGGCAGAACGGTCTATCTCGCCCCCGACGTGCGAATCGGACATATCGAGGTGGTCGTGTCTCAGTACAGCAAGGAGTACCAGCCCGAGCACCTGCGCGTAGACAAGTGGTGGAACGAGAACGGCGGAAAAAGCATCCCGATGTAAAGGCGGTCTCGTGAATGGCCTCGTCGATCACTATGACCGTCCCGCCCGCCGAAACGCCGATCAGTCTCGGCGAGGTGAAGGACCGGCTGCATCTGGACGACAACGACGAAGACTTGAAACTGCTGGCGTACATCCAGGCAGCGACGGCCTACGCGCAGGAATATACATGGTCGCAGCTTGTCTCGGCTACTTATGTCGAGCGGTTCGACTGCGGCTTTCCATGCATCATCGTGCCACAGAAGGCGCCGCTTGTTTCGGTGACGACGCTGGCCTATGTCGATTCGGCGGGCTCGACGCAGACGCTCACTGCGAACACGGACTACCTCGTCGATGCCTACTCAAGACCGGGGCGGATTTACCAGGCCTACAACCAATACTGGCCATCGACGCGCGGGTTCAAACAGGACGTGACGTTGACTTACGTGGCGGGGTACGGAACGCCGGCCGATGTGCCAGACGAAATCCGCGAAGCCATCATGATGAAGGTGGAAGCATTGGCCAGCGACTGCGACGGCACGGAAGCAATCGACAAGGCGATACATGCGCTGCTGGACCTGAGAAGTTTTCGAGTGTTTTACTAAATGGCCAAGTGCATCTGTCATCGTGATTTGAACCGCAGAATCGAAGTGCAGACACCGGTTGAGGCGGTTGATGCCGGCGGGTTTGGTGACGTGACGCCGACATGGAAAACGGCACCAGGCGGCAAGGTGTGGGCGAAGTTCGAGACAGTCGGTAGTCGCGAGGTTTATCGGGCGCAACAGACTTACGCGACGACGACGCATGTGTTGACGATTCGATTCAGCAAACCAGCCAAGGCGTTCACTACGAAGATGCGAGTTCTTTATGACGACCGTTATCTCTACATCACCGGCAAGGTGGATGTTGACGAGCAGCATCAATGGATACGGCTGTTCTGCACGGAGGCGGTTTGATGTCGGCACAGATCATTGTGACCGGGGATAAGGAGCTTGACGCAAAGTTGGCGTCGTTGCCGAACAAGGTGCAGCGGAAGATTGCCCGCTCGGCACTCGGTAAGGCGATGACGCTGTTGCTGAAAGAGGCAAAAAAGAAAGCGCCGGTCGGAACAACGGGGGCGCTGAAAAGCTCTCTGGGGCGTAGATTCAAAAGAATTACGCGGCAGGGGATCACGCAAGCGAAGGTCGGCATTGACGTTGGCAAACGAAAGTCAGGCGCGACGCAATCTCTGACAGCACCGCACGGGCATCTTGTGGCACTCGGAACCAAGCAGCGATTTACAAAGACAGGCGCATCGCGAGGCCGAATGCCCGCAGACGACTTTTTTGCGCAGGCCCACCAGTCTCGGCGAGAAGCAGTAATCGACATCATGGAAAAGACGATTCGGGAACGCTTGCAGTTTGAGTGGGAACGCCATCAGTGATCGAAGATGCCATCCGCACCTATCTGCTTACTCAATCCCCTATTACCACTCTCGTTGGTACTGACGCGAGCGGGATGGCGCGGATTTATGCGCAGGACCGGCAACAGGGCGTTACGGGCGACTGCATCGTTATGGATCGGCTCGGCAGCGACCACCTGCACAACCTCGAAAAAGCTGGCGGCACGGTGGAAGCAATCTTCGAGTTTGACTGCATCTCGACGACATACGCCGGTGCAAAGGCACTGGCCAATGCCTTACGCGGTGAGTTGCAGGGCTTTCGCGGAACGATCAGCACCATTGCGGTTCACTGGTGTCTCTTGGACGACGACAGCGACGACTACGACCCGCCGGCGGACGGAAGTACCAAGGGCACTTACCACGTAATCCAGACCTACCGCATTCAATACCTAGAATCAATTCCCACGTTTGCGTGAGGGCAATAGATCATGGCCTATACACCCGGCAACGGTTCGCTGCTCAAAGTCAGCATCTCGGCGAGCTTCACCACGTTTACACAGCAGTCGAAGTTCGGTGCCTTGAAACGCAAGCGGGCGCGAATCGACGTGACCGGATTGGGCGATACGTTTGAGGTGCTGAAGGCCGGAATAAAGCGGGCTGATGGCATGGCGTTTTCCGGCTGGTACGACCCGGCTGATACGGTGCATCAGTACCTAGAAACCTCGATGAATAACAACGTCGTGGAATCATGGAAGGTTGTGCTGGCGGATGCCGGTGCAGCAGAGATGACTTTCTCAGGCTGGCTGGAAGACCTGACACACGGCGAGATTGCCGTAGACGGTTACATGGAAATCAGCGGCATCATCGTGTTGACCACAAACCTGACGGTGACTCCGTGAAAGTACGCATCACGAAAGAGAACGACGGCCTGGCAGTCGGCACGGAAATGGAAGGCCCGCAGACGCATCTATTGTGCGAGCTGGGCATTGCCGAGCCGATCGACGACGAGGCCCGGCAGAAGTTTGCCGAGTTCACGGCACGCAAAGACCGGCTGCGGCGGCAGATGGCAGAGCATGCCCGGCGGGTAAACGCTCAGCAGGAACAGGAACAGAAGCAGGCCGAAAAAGCCCGGCTGGCTGAGTTTGAAGCCTACCTGAAAGGTGACTGATGGGACTGCGCGAATCAATCCTCGAATACCAAGACCCCGCCTTGACACTGGAAGAGGTGCCGGTGCCTGAATGGGGCCAGTCCGTCTGGGTTCGCGGCTGGACCGGAAAAGAGCGTGACGCCTACGAAGACGAGTTCGGCGACGTGGCCGATACGCCCATGCCGAACCTACGGGCACGAATCCTTGTGCGGTTTCTGTTGGACGCGGAAGGCAAGCGAATCTTCTCGGACTCCGACGCGGAGGCACTGGGAAGCAAGTTCTGCGGCCCGTTGGTGTCGCTCTTGAAAAAGGTCATCGACAAGGGCAAAGCCACGAAGGACGCGGCGGAGAACGCCCAAAAAAACTGAAGCGGCGGCCATCGCGCCGCCTGTATCTGCAAATCGCCCGTGAGTTCGGCAGATCGGACGTAAACAAATGGCTTTCGGAAATCAGTTCGGAACAGCTTACCGAATGGATTCAGTTCTTCCGCGAAGAGCGTCTGCGGGAAGATCGGATTGTGTCGGCGATTGCCTTGCTCGGCGTGCATATCTGCAACCGCCTGGCACCGCCGCATGTAGGGGTCTCTGATTTCATCCCTGACTTTGAATCGCCGGAACCGGGAGTCCTGGGTATCGCGAAGCAGTTGGCAGCCGGCGGACTCCCGGTCGTGTTTGGAGCGAAGCCGTAATGTCCACAGGCCGCGATATCGCCGTCACGCTGACCGCCGACAGCCGGGGATTCGGTCGCGGCGTGAAGTCGGCACGCGATGATCTGTCGGCACTTCGCGAAACCGTCGATAGCGTCAAGACGGCGCTCGTGGGGTTCCTGTCTATCTCGGCAATCAAGGGGTTCGTCGGCGGGCTGACTGACACGGTTGGCAAGATCGACGATCTGGCGGCACAGGCTGATAGGCTCGGCGTCTCGACGGAGTTTCTTTCCGAACTCGAAGGCGCGGCCAAGTTGAGCGATACCGAAATCGACTCGCTCAATCAGGGTCTGCTGCTGATGGAGAAGAGCCTGGGTAAAGCCGGGCTGCGCGGCGAAGACACCGAAGAGACATTCCTCAAGATTGCAGATTCAGTCGCGGCGATGAACGACCCAATGGAACGGGCCGCTTACGTCACTGAGATTTTCGGCAAGAGCGGCCAATCGCTCATCGGCATTCTATCTCGTGGCCGTGCCGGTATCCAAGACCTGCGCAACGAAGTCCGTAGTCTCGGCGGCTCCATTGGCGACGACATGGCCGACAAGGCGGGACTGGCTGACGACGCCGTGAAGCGGCTGACGATCGCGTGGGACGGGCTGAAGAACACGCTGGCGATTGATCTGGCTCCGGCGCTGACAAGCGTTCTGGGTGGGCTGACAGACATTGCCAGAGGCATGAAAGATACTTTCGGCCCGATACTCAAAAGCACTCTGGAGCTGCTGGGCGAGTTTCGCGACAACCTCGAAGAGATTGCGTTTGTGGGCGGGAAGCTGTTTGAAGGTTCGTCATTGACAGATGCCTTCCGCGACCTCGAAGCGTTTCGGCGGGGCCGCGATGATGCCCGTAATCAACCGGTCCTGCCGCGCAATAAAGCCGGTGCGGCTGGTGCCTTTGAATTCCCCGACAAGACAAAAATCGAACTCAAGAACCCCGCTCTCGACGTGAACAGCAAAGAAGGCTTCTCGGCGCTCGCCCGTGCCCTGCGCGGCCCGTCGCAGAACATTCCGCAGCAGCAGTTGGCGGAACAGAAAAAGGGAAACCAGAAACTGGACGACATCAAGAATGCCGTCAAAGACATCAAGCTGCCCCCCGTGGCTCCTGACTTCTAATGGCCGCAACATCCGTTACCCGCAAATTCGCTGGACTCTCCGGCCGAGACGACCTCTCCGGCCGGCGGGAATATACCATCCAGTACGTCGTCGAAACCGACAACGCCAACGACGGGGCCAGCATCGTTAAGAATGCCGACGTGGGCGGCGTGCGGGTGGACCGTTACGGGGACTACTACCGCACAGACACCGAGAGCGATACACAGGCGTTTGTCTCAGACCGCCAGGCCGACCGGCTCAGTGACGAATCGAGCAAGTTGTGGCTCGTGACCGTCACGTTTTCGACGGAAGCCAGCAGCGGCGTCATCGCTCCGGGCGTGGGCATCGTTTACCCGCAGCCGGAAGACGCCAACCCGGATTACTCGTGGGACTTCATCGACACCAAGCGGGCGGCTTACGTCGCCTTCGACGAAAACGACAACCCCTACCCGGCGACGAATTCAGCCGGTGATTTTTACGACCCGCCGTTTGAATACGACTTCTCCTATCTGGTGCTGCGGCTCACAGTCAACCAGATGGATTACGACCCGCTTGTGGCGGCTCTGTATGCCAACCGTGTCAACAGCGATCAGTGGTATGGGTTCGCTCCAGGGTGTGTCTTGTGCAAGCCCATCAAGGGCAAGCTGGCCGTCGAAAAGGGCATCGGATTCTGGAAAGTCAGCTACGAATTTCATTTCAGCTTTGATGGCTGGCTTGAGTCTGTTTGGGACGCTGGATTGCGTGAGTATATCCCGAAAAAAGACCTCGCACAGGCCAACGCCGAACGACCCAAGGGGACGCCGGAAATCAAAGCCGGTTATCAGCACTTGAAGGACGACCACGGAACCTTCGTGACCGAGCCGCAGTTACTGAACGGTCGCGGTCGCAGGCTCATTCCGCCCGGTGGTGTGCTCGACCTCAAGAGCAAAGAGCGCATCCCATATATCAACCGCTTTCGTTTCCATCGACAAATCGCCTTCGGGCCGCTGCAACTCGTGTGAGGTTTTTTCGACATGGCTACACGGACATGGGCACCAAGCGCCCCTAAAGTCGCACAGGTGACGGCTTACGTTCTCGGCGGCACATGGGAAGCTACTGACGTGATTAT